CCACCACAGGTGTAGGTAGTATTACTACAACAGGTTATACATTAGAAGGTTTAGAAGCAGTATTAGGATATACTAATTTAGAAACTATTCCTGCATCACTCGATGACCGATTATGGGTGGGTGGTAAGTTCTTATTCGCAGGGTTTAAAGCTGCAAAGATTGTGACCTTTACAGGTTCTACATACAATTCTGAATTGATTACACCTGACCTAGAGGTAGGATATAACTCTGTAGCAACATTAGTGAGACCACAAATAGATAATGGTAGTGCAACTATTAAAGTCGCATCAAGACGAGAATTAGACGATAACATTCAGTTTGGTTCATCTGTCACTACATCTCAAGAAGGTCGTGCAAGTATTCGTAGTGCAGGTCGTTATCATCGTTTCTCTATTAGTCCTACTGGTAACTGGACAAACGCAACTTCTATCGATGTAGACTTTAAACCACAAGGTAACCGATAATGGCAGTTAGTAGATATAGAAGACTACAACCACAATATGCAGATACTCGTGAGATTGCAGAAATTACTAACCAAATTTTAAATGGTAAAACAAATAATACAGGCGAGATGGAATTAAATGACAGTGCTACATCTACAACAATTGATGATGAACGAGCAGGGTTTAATTCATTTATTTTGTTTATGCCTTTAACTGACCATGCAGCAATAGAAATTCCTCATATGTATGTTAGCACAAGAAATAAAGGTAGTTTTACAATTACACATAGGAATCATGGCGGTGGTCATGCTAACGATTTACAGTTTATGTATGTTATAATAGGGTAGTATATATTTAGGATTTCTCTTATGGAAACTAACCTATTTGTAGTTCCTACAACACATATTCATCAATTCTGGCATCTTGCCGAACAACACTTACAACGAGCTATAGACACTGGAAACGGTGAATTTACTATAGACCAGTTAAAACAATTTGTCTCACAAGGTAATTCTGTATTGCTTCTTGTTATGAAAGAAGAAGAATGTCTTGGAGCATTAACAGTCCAATGGGTTATGTATCCAAACGATAAGGTAGCTTATATCACTTATATCGGTGGATATACAGACCATAAATGTTGGGGTCAATTCCTAACATGGGTAAGAAACAACGGTGGAACTAAAGTTCAAGGTTCTACTGCAAAAGATTCAATCGTCAGGCTATGGCGAATGAAATGGAACATGAAACCTAAATATACACTAATGGAGTATAAATTATGATTTACGATTATTTCCCAGAGTTAGATGGCAACCAGTCTATCGACAATGGCAAAATGGGCAGACAACTATTTAAAGGCGGTGGAGGCGGTGGTACACAAACTACACAAAACCAATTAGATCCTACTGTAAGACCCTTTGTTGAGTATGGTTTACAAGAAGCAAAAGGATTATATCAATCAGATACTCCACAATATTACCCATATCAAACCTATGTAGACCCAAGCCAACAAACACAGTCTGCATTACAGGCTGCACAAACAAGAGCATTAGCTGGTAGTCCATTAGTACCTGCTGCTCAACAACAGCAATTAGCTACAATACAAGGTCAGAATTTAGGTCTCAACCCATACTTTGCTAACGCACTACAAGGTGCAGCAGGAGTTGCTACTACACAATTTCAAGATGCTCTTAAAAACATTGCATCTCAAAGCTCACAAGCTGGTCGTTATGGTTCTGGTGCTATGGCTGACTTACAATCTCGTGCATCTAAAAATCTTGCAGATACATTAACAAATAAAGCATCTGAGCTAATGTATACTAATTATGCAAATGAAAGAGCAGCACAAGAAAGAGCTATTGCAAATGCTCCACAAATGGCTGCTTCTGACTATGCAGATATTCAACAATTATTAAATGTGGGTCAAACAGCAGAAAATTACCAAAAACAAGCACTAGAGTCAGATATTGCTAGATTTGAGTTTGAAGAAAACAAACCTTACACTAAACTACAATCTTACCTATCTGCTGCATACGGTGCTCCTATGGGTCAAGTATCTACTACTAAATCATCAGGAGGAGGTAAGTAATGGGTGCTCCAGTATTAATAGGCGCAGGTATAGGAGCTGCTACATCTTTGGCAACAGGTGGCAATCCATTACAAGGTGCTTTACTTGGTGGTATTGGTGGAGGAACATTTGGTGGATCAGGAGCATTAGGCTCTGGTTTTACAGAAGGTGGTTTATTTAGCTTAGGATCTGGTTTAACAGGAGCTGGAACTGTTGCAACATCTACACCAACCTTAGGAGGTTTAGCATTAGAAGGTGCTAAAACTGGTGCTGTAGGTGGTGCATTAGCAGGAGGTGGAGCAGGTGCTATGTCAGGCGCTACAGCAAGTCCATATGCTTTTGGCAACAACGCATTAGAAGTAACAGGTAATACCATAAATCCTGCATTAATTGGTTCATCTGCTGGCGGTCAAATTCCAATGACTGGTATTGATCGTGCTATTGATATGGTTACACCAAGCGGTGGATATGATCCAAGCGGTGGTAATTTTATATCTAATATGGTGCAAAAAGATCCAGTAGGATCAACACTTTTAGGTACTTCAGCAGCTCAAAACTTACTTAACCCTACTACAGCAGGAATTACACCTACACAAACAGGTGGCATTAAACCAGCATCTTTAGACCCAACACCAGATAAACCATTAAATGTGTTAAGTCCAGCAGATTATGGATATAATGCCGATTTGGCAACAGGCAATATTGGAGTTGTTGAACCTAATACTCCGTATTCATTATTCCCAGAAAGACAAAAAGGGTTTGGTGGATATGGAATGTTTTATAGATAAGGAAAAAATATGATAGGCGGACTATTTGGAGACAGTTTGTGGAATAAAGGAATTGCTGGAAGTTTTTTAGATAAAAATCAATTAGATTTATTAACAAACCAAGCAAACAAATCAGCGTTATTAACAGCAGGATTATCTTATCTTGCACAACCTAAAAATCAAAATTACGGAAGTGCATTACCATATTTTGCACAAGCTGGATTACAAGGTTATGGTATGGGTCAAAATGTATTTAATCAAGCTGGATCACAAGCTATACAATTAGCAGGTTTGAAAAGAAGCATGATGACTGATTTAGATAAGTTAATAGCATCACGAGATGCTTTGCCAGCTGGTGACCCTAATAGAAAATTGTACGACCAGCAAATACAAAAAATGACAACACATCAACCATTAGTCAATGTCAATACTACTGTGCCATTTAGCGAGCAAATACAAAAAGATATTGGTAAAGATTTAGTTGGCGGATATACAACAAATAAAGCAGCACCGCAAAACATTATGTTATTTGAAAAAGCTAAAAATGTTGCTCAACAAACAGGCAATTTGTCTGGTTCTTTTGCAAAAGATAAAGTTGCTATTGCACAGTTTTTTAATAATAACTTTGGCACAAATATTAAAGAAGATGAAATTGCAGCAGCACAATCATTAAACTCATTACTATTTGAACCAGTGAAGAATCAGTTGAAAAAAATGGATGCAACACCGTCTGAAAACCAACAAAAATTATTGCAACAATCTCTTGGTAACTTAGAAAATGACCCACAAGCATTGCAAAAAATTATGCAAGTGCAACAAGATATTCTTGCTGAAAATATTAAAACTCATAACAAAGAAGTTGAAAAATTCTTACCATTAACAGAAGGTAAAACTAAAGATTATGTTAAAGGATTAACTTTAGAAATTCCTGAGTATACTCAACTTTATAATCCACAAGATTATACTAAAAAAGACAAACCAGTTGTTACTGAAGATCAATTAAAAGGATTAACTAGAGAGCAAAAATTAGAGTTAATTAAAAAACAATTTAAAGGACTATTTTAATAGGAAAGATTATGCCACCAAACATTGACAATCTATCAGAAAAAGATTTAGATTTATTGCTTAAAGGTGATTTTGATAATCTTTCTGAAGATGCTATAAATTTACTATCTACACAAATAGACCCAGAAGCGGCTCAATTTAAACTTGAATCACAAAAACCTATTACTGAGCGTGTTATAAAACCTATGTTATACTCTGGGGCTAGACAAGTTGGCACTTTAGCTCGTGGTGGTCTACAAGGGCTTGAGGATTTTGGCAATCTTGTAGCAACACCTATACGAGAAGGTATGAATATTCCCACATACTATTCTAATATTGGTGTTCCAGATGAAGAGAAAAAACCTTTACCTGTTCAGCCTTTAAACATTGCTGAACCCATATCAAACTTTTTAGGATTGCCTCAACCTGAAACTACAGCAGAAAAGTATCAATACAATATTGGACAATTTGCATCTCCAACAAAAGCACTAGCCACAGGAGCATCAAAAGTAATACCTAAAGCTGGTGGTTATATGGATGCGTTAAAGAAAAGTTTTACTACGCAACTGCCTCAACAAATATCTGGCTCTATGGGTGCAGGTTTAGGTTTTGGACTAGCAGATCAAACTATTCCAGAAGAAGCTGGTGGCTTTAAAACAGCAGCACAATTTGGAACTTCATTATTAGGCGGTTTAGCTGGTGCAAAAACACCGAAACTTGTTAAAGATACTGGTAGGGAAATTAAATACAGAGTTAATGAATTTAGAAATGCACCAAATGCAGAACTAACTAAAACAGCTACTACACAGCTTAATGATATTGTTAAAAACAATAAAGCTTTTGCTAATGTACAACAAGGAACACTTAATTCTGTAACAGCAGACATTGTAGAGGCTAGATTAAGAGGTTTTGACCTTACTGAGCCACAAATTAAAAGGTTATTAGACTACAGAATGACAGGTCTTACACCAACTAAAGGAAGAATCACACAAACACCCTCAGAAGTTACTAGAGAAAAGAACTTACAAAAAATTGGTGCTAATAGTGAAGATCTGAACGCACAAAAACTTGCAGCAGCAGAGCAGGAAAACCAACAAGTTATTAATCAACTATTTGACGATTTAGGTGCATCTAGCGGTAAAGGTTTTAAAGATGCTGGTGACGAGTTATTTACAAAATTAGAAACAATTAATAATAAAAAAACTGAAATTATTAATGATATGTATAACAATGCTAGAACTATTGGCGGTGAAGAAGCATTATTAGATGGCGCTAATTTTACAAATAATATTCTTAATAAATTAAAAGTTAAACAAAGATATTTACCTAAAGAAATAGCAGATGATTTAGCAAGATATAAAGATAATAAAACATTTACTATAGCAGAAAAAAACGAATTTCAATCTATTGTTGCTGCTGATTTAAGAAAAGCAAAGTTAGCAGGAGACGGTAATCGTGTTAATGCACTTATGGAAGTTCGTAATGAATTAGAAAATGTACAGTTTCTTAAAGGTCAACAATTTGGCAAAGAAACATTAGAAGCATTTAATAATGCTAAAAAAGTAACATATGAGTACAAACAATTACAGAAAAAAATACCTGCACTAGGTGAAATGGACAAACCATTTGAAAAACAACTTGGATCAGAACAGTTTTTTAATAAGTTTATTATTGGAGAAACTAAAGAAGGTTCAGTAGCTAATGTAAAACGATTAATGGATGTATTAGATGATGAATCTAAAGTTCTTGTTAAAAATAACACATTAAATTGGATTAAATCTAATGCGTTTAAAAATGACAAACTTTCGTCAGCAGGTTTAAATCAAGCTATGAATAAGTTAGGTAATAAACTCAATGTTATATTTAGTCCAGATGAGGTAGATCAGATTAGAAGATTGCAAAGAGTATCTAATTATGAACAAGGTGCTCCAGCAGGATCAGCAATAAATTACTCTGGTTCTGGTGCGTTATCATTAAGCAACTTATCAAAAGCCTTTATTCCAAAATCTGTTAAAGATATAGGTATATCAAGAGATGTGGCAAAACAATTTGATATTACTAATATTTTAAAAGATCAACCATTGTTTGAACAACCACCTATTCCTAAATTTCAAACTTCACAACCTTATCAAGGATTACTTTTGAATAGGGATGAAATGTGACAATATGGACACCATTATATTTACCTCCTATAAACTTATACAACGCACCAAGAAAGGACTCTAGTGGAACAAGTACAAGAAAAAGTAGCAGTACATTCTGCTGAAATAAATCATATGAAAAAAGACATAGACCATATTATGAATAAAGTAGATAAAATGGACAAATCTATTGATGACATTAAAAGTACATTAGATGAGTTTAGAGGTGGTAAAAGGGCTGCTATGTGGTTCTTTAGTGCAGTTGCAACCGTTATAGCATTTATTGTTGGTCATTGGATGGACAAATGAAAAATATACTTGAAATACTAAATGACATTGCATTTATACTTTTTAGATTAATATGTGTTCCTATTTTATTTTTTATATTTTATACATTAGGATTATTTCATATTATTCTTAATAAATGTGTAGATAAAGTTGTAAAAGCTACAGAGTTTTTTATTAAAGACGATGACAGTAACTGAAGATATTCTTCAGACAACTTATGAATATTTGGTGCAGATAAAACCATTTAATAAATGGAACTTACCATCATCTCGCAAAATAGAGTTTGTAGTCATCAATGATAAAGAGGTTATGGGATTGTATGAGCCTGAGCCTCATTGCATTTCTATCTCTAAAGCTAGACACGATCATCTGGATACTGTTCTCAAAACAATGGCTCACGAAATGTGTCACCTTAAACTGTATTTAGATGGCAAACAATACGAGCTACATAATAAAGATTTTAATAAACTATCCAAGCAAGTAGCTAAAGAGTTTGGATTTGACTATAAGGAACTATAATGGTTTGGACAGCATTAATAGCACCAATTACATCAATACTTGATAAATTTATAGAAGATAAAGATCAAAAGAATAAACTAGCTCATGAGATAGCCACAATGGCAGAAAAACAAGCTCATGAAGCTAATATGATGCAAGCAGAAACAAATAAAGAAGAAGCACAACATCGTAGCGTATGGGTAGCTGGCTGGAGACCATTTATAGGATGGGTATGCGGAGTAGCTTTAGCTTGGCATTTTGTACTATCACCAGTTATAATATTCATGGCAGCGTGGTTTAATGTTGTGTTGCCTGCATTACCTCAATTTGATATGGGATCTTTAATGACTGTATTAATGGGTATGTTAGGCTTGGGTGGACTACGCACATTTGAAAAAACAAAAGGGTTGACTAAATGAAGTTGTCACCGCATTTTAGTTTAGAAGAATTAACACATTCAGATACGGCTATTAGGTTAGGTATTGATAATACCCCTACGGTTGAAATCATTGATAATTTAACATTTTTAGCAAAAGAATTAGAATATGTCAGAGATATACTTAACGCTCCTATGCTTATTAGTAGTGGTTACCGCAGTTATGTTCTTAACGATCATTTGGGAAGCAAGCGAACTTCTAGTCACTGCAAAGGGTTGGCGGTTGACTTTATTAGTCCTAGTTTCGGCAATCCCCATAGTGTTGTTGAAGCTATAGTATTGGCAAATATTAACTACGACCAAGTTATTCTTGAATATGGTAGATGGGTGCATTTATCATTTCATCCTACAGAGCCTCGTAAACAGGCATTAATCATTGATAAGAAAGGGACACGACCCTTTGAAAATATTACTTCTTGATATAGAAACATCTCCTAATACAGCCCATGTTTGGGGTTTATACAATCAGAATGTTAGTTTGAATCAACTGATGGAGTCTAGCTATGTCATGTGTTGGGCTGCTAAATGGCTTGGTCAAAAAGATGTTTATTTTAGTTCTATGATGGAAACATCTCATAAGAAGATGGTAAAAGAAATCTACAAACTATTAGATGAAGCTGATGCAGTCATTCATTACAATGGCACAAAGTTTGATATACCTACTTTAAATAAAGAGTTTTTATTATTAGGACTAACTCCACCATCACCTTACAGAGAGATAGACCTATTAAGAACTAGCCGTAGTAAGTTTAAATTTCCTAGTAATAAACTTGACTATGTTGCTCAAGCATTAGGCTTAGGTGAAAAAGTTAAACATATTGGTCATGAACTGTGGATACGGTGCATGAACAAAGATAAACAGGCTTGGGATATGATGAAGAAATATAATATCCAAGATGTTGTATTGTTGGAAAAGGTCTATGAAAAGATGTTATCTTGGATTAGAAACCATCCAAACCACAATGGGTTCACAGAGGGTGTTGTATGTCCTAACTGTGGTAGTAGCAGTTTACAGAAAAGAGGTTTTTCTTGCAATACAAATACCGTTTATCAGAGGCTACGCTGCAACGACTGCGGAAAATGGTCGAGGAGCAACAAAAAGATTCCACAGATGAAAAAGTTAGAGTCCGCTATCAGCATTTAGGGAGAAATATGAATATAGACGAAATAGCAGAAGTAATGACAGGTAAATTGATTGAAGAGGTAGTTATTACTTACGGTGAAGATACTATGACATTATTTTTATCTGACGGATCGTCTATTGAAATTGTTATAGACTCTATATACGCTGACATTCCAGATTTGGATGACTAAACGCAATATAACACTGCCAGACGGCTCAGAAACAGATAATTACAGTCAAACCTACCAAAGGTATTGCGAAGCACTAAATCTCTCTAAGAAGCCTCTTATGCAACGCCAAGCATGGCTAAATAAACTACAAGACAAAGATCGTGTAGAGAAACTTAAATATTGGTTAAAATTAATATGGGAAAATAAGTAATGGCAACATTAAAAGAAAGATTAAATATTGGAACACATCCATATCAATATATAGGTCAAGGATTTCGTGACTTTGCAGGATTGCTTGGCAAAGGAACTGAAACTATCAAGAATCAATTAAATAAATTACCGCCTATAGAGGTTGTTCCATCGCAAACTGGATATAGACCAGACATAGTTGTTCCCAAAGGCACTCCAGTATCACAACAAGGAGTTGCATTAAATGATTATGGTAATTTTCTTATTGGCAATACAGATGTTGCCTTAAAAGATATATCACAAGGAGTTGCACCAAATCCTATGGATGCTTTAGATTTAGGCGCTGGTGCTGCATCTTTATTAGGTGGTAGTGGATTACTTTTTAACGCAGGTAAAAAAGGATTAGATTTATTTAGAAAAGGAAATGCTGTTGAAAATGCAATAGCAGCAAAAAAAATAGATGCAGACAAAATTGCTAACTCAGTTTTTGCTAAACAAGATAATGTTAATATACCTAAAACAGAAGATGTTTTAAATAAAAATTATCATAAATATACTAATATGGAAGATATAACTAAAAATCTTTTACCATATGAGTCTGACTTACAAGCTACATTAAGTAATGTTGCACCAAAAAATGCACAAGTTTACACAAGAGCAAAACTACCAGAAAAAGTGCAATTAAAAATAGATGCAGGTAAAAATCCTCAAAACATATCAGATTATGTTGGTGGTCGTATTGTTGTTGATAAAGCAGAAGATGTAATACCTACATTGAATAAATTAGATAAAAAAGCTAATGTGGTATCTATAGACAATTACTTTGATAAGTACGGTCATCCAACAAACAAAGATGGGTATCGTGCTGTTCATGTGCAATTAGGAAACACTAAAGGAACAACAGCAGAAGTTCAAATCATCCCTAAAGACTTTGTTGAAATTAATGATGCCTCAAAAGCAGCTTATGATAACTTAAGACATAAAGCAGATAAACTATCTACACCAGAGTATTTAAAAAACAAATATGTTCAATCATCTGCTGGTCTTAAAAGAGATTTGATTTATAACAGAATGGATAGAGAAATGAGTGGAATTGATTCATTTTTAGATCCAATAAATAAAATAAATAATGAAGACTTAGTAAAATATGGGTTGCTTAGTCAAAACCCTGACGAAAGAGCTATGAGAGCTAAAAACCAATTAGAAACAATACTAGGAATACCAAATCAAAATAGATTTTCCAATTACTTTGGACTTCTTCTTTAGGTGTATATTTTTTAGAAACCATTTTTCCAAATCCTTAAATGATGCAAAGTCAATCTTTTTAACTTTGCCAACTTTACTTCTTATATATTTTACTTTCATCATTATCTTCTTCAAAAAACACTTCTATTATTATTGTAACAATAAAGATGGGCATCCAAATGATGCCCAAAACAAACAAAACAAAAAACCAATCTTCAAACATAATTATCTCCTTAGTCTCTGTTTTCTACTTGATTAATTAAACGCTGATCTACATTGTACTTAGGTTGCTCTTCAGTGTCTCTTTCCCAGTCGGCTTCATCTATAGAAGGATCATACTTGTAGAAACTATCAGGCAACTTACTAAAGCCACAATTCTCAACCAAATAAAACTCATCTTTGGCAAGATTAGGGCTTTTAATAACATCACCAACAGAGATACTGTGCATTGATGCGAGCATCTTAACATCAGGATTATCCCAAGCGTTGTTACCTTTACCAAATACATCTTCTAAATCTTCTGCCCAAATATCAGCGACATGATTGTAGTCTTGGTATCTGATGTTAGCTTTAGCTAACTCTGCTTTGCTTTTGAAATGTAGGTCAATGTTTCTTCTGTGTCGACCTACTGCATCGTGACCAAACTCATTGATACGGTCATGTTCAGGTCTTGATAGGTTTACTTGATAAACTTTGAATTCTTGTTTCATTTTTTTCTCCTAATTAATTATCACCACATAAACATTATCTTATAATACAAATAACTTGTCAAGCATTTTATAATAATAATATTAAAAAAATTCCACCTATTGCAACTAAACATATTTCGTTAAAATCCATGTTTATTCCTCCGCAAATATCACCTTATTATTTGGAAACATTTTATAGCGTTTACCTGTAATATGATTTTCAACTTCAACCCTTATTCCACCATCACCCTCTTGAAAAAATTGTAGATCTAACCATAAACCATCAATCGCTATTCTTTTTGTTATCATTCTTACATATCCCATGTGCTGACAAGTCTCTTCCACACCACCATTTCTTCTTGTCATAAGTGTTTGCAGGTTGTTTACATTTGTGGCACACCTGCCCTCCTAATTTAATTTTCGTCATGCAACGAGTCTTCGATCCAATCCTCATCAATCACTGGAGACCCATGTCTTCTTGCTTTTTGTTCAAGTATTTGATTAAGTCTTTCTTGATAAGATTGCTTTTCTGCATCACAATACCAATTTTGTTTATCACACTCTTGTATGCAATTTCTTAACCAAGTTTCTTCATCAACATCTTTTTCAACTTTATAACCTCTTCGATCAAGATATTTGTATTGGTCACCTTTACACTTACCTCTAAATTCTTCTGGAGTAAGTTTCTTTTTCATTATTTCTATTGTTTCTAAACCACCTCTTTTATAGTGGTCTGGATTAATTGGGTCACTCATTTTTCTAATTCTCCTAATAAGTCCAAAAAATATTCTTGAGCTACTTCATTGTGATTATAAAGAACTTTAATTTCTTCATAACAAAAATCTATAAAATCATCTACATCTTGTTTGCTATTCCATAACCTATAAGTATCGAATAATTGTGCTATTGGATAATCAGTTTCCCAAAGATTATCATAATGAAGTGCATCTAAAATAATAGCTTTTAAATAATCTTTAAATATTACTTCTGTTCCTATCATAACTGCTCCTCTATAATTATCATGCCTTTTTCAAACACACAAGACACGCCTTTTATTTTGATATACACAGTTCCATCATCACCTAACCTATGTATTAACTTACCCTTGTGACACAATACTTCTTTTGATTCTATTGGTTCAGATGCGTAATAATACAATCCTATACCAAAAATTAAAAAAAGTATAATTAATGCTACAATATAACTCAAGATTTTACTTACCATAAACTAATTCTCCATTTTCCTCTTATTGATTCCTTAGGCGTATAATGATAACAGTAATACAAGCATTACAAATCTCAACGAAAGGAGACATAATTATGTGGACAAAACCATCAGCAACAGAAATGCGTTTCGGCTTTGAAGTTACAATGTATGTATGCAATAAGTAATTAATAGGGAGACTCATAATCTCCCCATTAACTTTTTGTACAAATTTGTATGAGCCCTAACCCAATCTAAATCTAATTCTACCTTTATCATTCCTTTTCTTTTAGTAAACTTAGTTAAAAACATACATTTACCTTCTGGAAGATATTTTAAATTTTTAGTAGGGACATACCTAACAACTTTAGAAGGGCACATCTTCTTCTAACTCATTTAATGAATCAGATAATTGTACATCATCATCTTTATACATTACTCTTACATTACCTAGAATAGGTGTTTGAACACCATTAGATCTTTCTTCTTTAGTAACGCTTTGACTAATAAAACCATTGTTGTCATATTGGTCTTTTTTGTCTAGATCAACAAATGTGGTCAAGTTTAGATATGTTCCTTTAGCACCTTTATACAAACGATCTTTAACAATTTTTGATACATCAATACTTAAATTTAATCCTACTTTCATATTATCTCCTTATTATAAATAGGTTTCCTAGAATATCTAGGAGGTTCAACATCATCTTTTACAAACTGGACAAACTCTTCCGCCTTCGGTATGAACCAATCTATAAACTTTTCATCATATAACACCAACTCTTTTGAAGTTTCATGCGGTGTCCATATGTAAAACCAGCACGCTTCAGCATCAACTACATACATTTGTACCTGCATTTGAAATCTATAGCGTTCTGGAATTTCTGGATAAATTTTTTGGGTAAATGGACATTTAATCTCTACAGGTATATCACCTAAGTAACCATCTGGAGAAGCTCCAATAGGTTTATCAGGATGAATTATAAGCTTATTACCTGCACGACAAATACCATTCATTTCATCTTCAAACGCTGCAAGAGCTATATGCTCATGATCGTTTCCCCATTCAGTCATCTCATTACCTTCAAAAGGTTCTGCACGACCTGTCTTTTCTCTCCATAACTTTTGTCTTTCGTAGACTGCCGACCATGCTTGGCTAGCAGTCACGATTGAGTTACGAAGTTTTGTATTACTTAGATGCGAGGTCATCAGTATATTCTCTTATTTGATCTCTAACGATTGCACTTAAACTTTTCCAGTAAGCTACTTTATCTTTTTCATCTAAACTTTTTGCTGCATTTACATAAACCTCTATTTCCTCTTTTGAGAGTCTTTTTGGTTGAGGTTTTGGTTCAGGTTTTGTATGCTCAATCTCATCTTCTGAGTAAATAAAACCATGTAATCCTAAAAGCTTAAGAACTGCTCTATCTACTGCACGCTTTTCTGCCATTGCATATGGGTATGCGTTCTTATTGTTTTTAGGACTAGCTTCACCATATGTTGTTACGGTGTTATCTTTTAATGATCCAACACATTTAATTACTACAATACCTTCTTTAGAATTTGTTTCTATTTCTGATAATTCATATTTAATATTGTTTTGTGCTGCGGCTATTTCAATAAATCTATGGTACATAACCCAAGTGCCATGACAATCCCACAAACACTCTTGCCAGTCGAAGCCCTGCTTTTGCAGGACTTCCTTTACTCTATCATCAATTTTTTTCTTAGCCATTCTCTTTCTCCTGCTGTTGTTGCAATATGTAATTATGCAACTCTAGCAAATCTTGTTTAATACCAGCTATTGCATTTGCTTGTATTTCGTTTTGCTCAAGAATAGCATTGGTTACACAATGTAGCTCGAATTGTAGTGACTCCATGTATTGATCTTTAGATGCACTCATTAGACTGCCTCCTTTACTGCTTGATCTTTAAGAAATTCTACATCATCTTCATTAAGGTCATTAAGAACACTCTGACCATTTTCAAATGGTGTTACATCACGAGCATCACTAACCTCAACATCTAAAATATCTACAATAACTTCTGTAGGGTATCCGACAACTTTTTCTTCTCGGACATTTGCTGATACTACAAAATTAACATCAAAGCTACGATACTTATCTTCAAATGTTAGTTCTTGATTAAATTGTACTTCCATAATTATTATCTCCTTATTTATTAACTTCAATAAAACTATATAACAAAAAAATTGTATTTGCAAATATTTTTTCAAATTACTTGCAATCTATTTTGTAACCGATTAGAATCTTAATTAATCTGACTACATCCTCTAAACGCATGAGCGAGAAAAATGTCAGGGTATTTTTTAATTTTTTTTATTAAGGACAAATAATGACCTATAACGAAGCAGTACAAAAATTTAACGGAAGCCGTAGAGAATTAGCTAAAGCGCTTGATATATCAACACAAGCAGTAGCTTATTGGGCAAAACATCCAGATCGAGAAATTCCAAATTATAGAACTATACAGATTGAATATGTGTTAAAAAATCTTTAACTGTGTTTTATAACTTATATACGGAGGAGTATTTATTTTGAATTATTATCTACACCATATTGGTGATTTTAAAAAAGATACTAATTTTCTCAATCATGAACAAAGAAGTATATATCTTGAATTGTTATGGTTATATTACGACCAAGAAAAACCATTAATTAAGGATATTGACCTTTTAGCTATGAAAGTTCAAGCAACTAATGAACAAGTACAATTAATCTTAAAACTATTTTTTAGAGAAGAGGAAGATTGTTATACCCATAGCAGAATAGATGAGGAATTAGAAAAGATGTATGAAAGAAGCGAAAAGGCTAGGGAAAAAGCATACAAAAGATGGAATAGTAATGCTACAGCAAAGCCACAGCAAAGCAACAGCAATGCCAATGGTATGCAACCCAATACCCATAACCCAAAACCCAAAACCCAAGTATTTAGCGAAGCATTTAAAAAATTCTGGGATAGTTATCCAAATAAAGTAAAGAAGGATTATTCATATGGTATATGGAAAAAGCAAAATCTAGATGGTGAGATTGATAAAATCATTAAACATCTAGAAAGTATTAAACAATCTAAAGATTGGAAGCAAGGTTTTGTGCAACATCCATCTACTTATCTAAATCAAAAAATGTATTTAGACGATGTTGTTACAGTCCCACAAATTAAAGGTAGAGTGTTATGAAAGAGATGACCGTAGGTGAATTAATGGATCGCATTATTATTACAAAGGCTCAGGTTGATGAAGAGACTGGATCATTTACTCCAGCAGACTATAAGATTAAATCAACTGATGGATATTACGAGCAGTTGGTAAAGTATTACAAAGAAGAACGAAACTCAGGTTATTCTTTGCCGTTTGCTAAAGCTGATGGTAATTTTGCAGTTCGCAATGGGGAGCTTACAATTTTTACTGGAGTTTCTGGACATGGTAAGTCAATGATGCTATCTCAAATTTGTTTATACATGATGCACTATACAAAAGTTCTTATAGCAAGCATGGAGATGAAACCTGTATTAACTTTGTCACGCATGGTTCAGCAAAAGCTAGGTTCTCCAGACCCAACTGAAAAATTTCTAAAAGAATTTTGCGATGAGTATTTAGAAAAGTTATACATATACGATCAGCAAGGCGTGACAGATTCTAAAGATATGTTTGCTGTTCTGCAATATGGTAAAGAGATATTGGGTATAGATGTATTTGTGATTGACTCATTAATGAAGATGGGAGACATCTCTGAAGACAATTATGATGCCCAGAAAAATTTTATTGATAGATTAGCTGCGTATTGTAGAGATTTAAATATCCATGTATTTTTAGTTTGTCACACTAGAAAAATGTCAGATGAATATCAAAGACCTGATGCAACAAACATATTAGGTTCTAGCCATATTAGAAATTTAAGTGACAATATTTTGTTATGTTTTCGTAATCGTGAGGTTGAAGATCTTAAGTTTGCTGGGAACTGCCCAGAAGAAAGAATGAACGAACCAACTGCTTACCTTACAGTTCAAAAGCAGCGTAACTATACATTTGAGGGAACATTTGGTTTGTGGTTTGATGAAAAAAGTTTAACTTACAAGGAGAGACCAGTATGAGTGAATTTCTTAAATTTATTAAATTAAAATTTCCAAATGCAGTGTATAAAGCTACATTAAAAGATGGTATAGTATTTAAATCGAAAGGATGGGTTGACTATGAGATTCAGTCTAACAAAACACAATCTAGGTAGCCTAATCCAAAAGTTAAAAGAATTGGATTTTACTAAAATGTGGAAAGTAGAAATTAAAGAAGGTAAGCACAGTAGATCGGTAGATCAAAACAAATATCTATGGCATTTATATAGAATACTTGGAGACTATTTAGGCTACGAGCCAGAAGAAATTCACGAGCTATTGACTTATCGCTATCTACGAGAAGAAAAAGAAATTAAGAATGAGACGGTAATTGTTATTACAAGAACATCTACATTAAATACTGAAGAGTTTAATGAATATATCAGGCAGGTTAAGTTCTTTGCTTATGAGTATGGTTGTAAATTACCAGACATGAAAGATGTATCGCTCTAAAAAACTTTTAGTATTATTAAGAGGATTGCCTTGTATGAATTGCGGCACATCAGATGGAACTGTATGTGCTGCTCATCGCAATCAAGGTAAAGGCATGGGTCTGAAAAACAGCGATGCGTTAGTAGCAGCATTGTGTCATAAATGTCACTTCGAGCTAGATAATGGAAAAGACTTATCTAAAGAAGATAGAAGATATATGTGGGATCAGGCTTATATAAATACGATGCAGTATTTAATAGAGACTGGGAGGTTGAAGATATGATGTTTGAATATGTCTTGGTTGTTTATATGACTATGAATAAACCAGAATATGTAGGACACTTTACAAGCTGTGCTGCGAGTAGTAAATACGCAGAAAAGCATTATCCTAACGCAGAATACACAAGTTGCTTGCATGAGGATTATATTAACTTGCCAAAAGATTTAATTAAGAAAGAAATTAAATGAAAATTATTTCACGCAAACCTTTTAGCAAAAAATTACATAATCAATATGATGAGTTTGGAAGAAAAAATGCTAGAGAAATTTTATTACAAAATAAAAAATTTTTAGCTAACACTGCTGGAAAGTATGATATTGATTTTTTATTGTATGATTTAAAAACTGGAGATCATATTGGTTATGCAGATGTAGAAGTAAGACCAGATATATTTATTGATGGTTATCCAAAATACAAAACATTTCATTGTATTGAAAGAAAAATATTATTATATAGTCAGCTTGATAAGCCAGCTTATTATTTAATTTTGTCTGGTGATGCAAATATATTATATGCAGCAAATATTAAATCAATATTAAAAAATGGAGATAAAATTATAATCAATACTAAATATATTAAAAATGAACATTACTTTGATGTGCCAATAAAATTCTTTAAAAGAATAGAAAGGATATAATATGTCGAAAGGTAGTTCACCACGACCAATACCAAATCCTAAACAGTTTGAAGATAATTGGGATAGAATTTTTGGGAGAAAAGATGGCAAAGACAAGTCCGACACAACTCAGCCTAAAAAAACTAAAGAGTGAAGGGTATGAAACGGTTCAGGTCGTTGAAGTATGGATACCTGCGTTTGGTCGTGGGTTTGGCAATAGGCGTGATTTATTTGGCTGCTGGGATATACTTGCTGTCAAAGACGGACAAACTGTTGCAGTCCAAGTTACTAGCAAATCAAATATGTCAGCCAGAATTAAGAAGATTGCAGATCATGAACCACACACAAGTAATTTAAGAAAAGCTAACTGGACACTATTGGTTCATGGTTGGTTTAAAAATAAATCTAATCGTTGGGAAGTGAGGGAAGTTGATGTCAGCTGAAAAATATAAAAAAGAATTTTTAAATTACGAGTATGAACTTAACGGTAAAAAATATAATCGTAAGGAGGCTGTTAATAAAATATTAGCCGTATTAGATATAGAAGCTAAAACGATAAAAGAATTATCTGCTCAATTTGAAATAGCTGAACAGCCACTCTCAAATTTAATTAAAGTAATGAGAGAAAATAATATAATTAGAAATACAAAGTTAAGAAGAGCTGGTTATTATTTATTTAAATCTCACAATGATTGTTTATTAGCCCAACTCTTATATCCATCTGCTAAAGAAGTTGCAAGCCAGTTTAAAGTAAAAGGAATTACAAAAAGAACAGTTGAAGATGCGCCAATTTGTTCGCATCAAAGCAAATACAATACATTTTGTTATAGCGATCATCATTTAAATACAATTTATTATTCAGACGGAGAATAATATGGACATGAATAGACTTTTAGATCTTTTAGATAAATGGAAATTGTACATGAAGTCTGATAATCATAAGCTAGGCTATCCAAATAAATCAATAGGATTATCATCAGGAGGTGAATCTAGTTACGATGTATTTGATGAAATGTATGAATCATCTGAATTAGAAAATGTTAAAACTCTTGATGCAGTTATTCATAGTTTAAATCAAGAAGAACAAAAAGCTATTTATTCTAGATACCTAAATACCAAAAAACCAATGTACTACGAAATTAAATTACAAATAGCAATAGATAATTTATTACAAATCGTATCTCGAAGAATTGGTGCGTAACAAAATACTTGACAATTTATTTGATTTTGATAAAATAATTATGTGGTGATAATAATTAAGGAGAAAAAAATGGAAAAATTGTGGGATTTAGCTGGATTGATTCCTGAGTTCGATAAAGAAGAGATGGAGAAAAAAATGTTGGATTACATTGCTAAAGATCCAATCAACATTGCTAGAGTTCAAAAAATAGCTTACGACTACTGCAAAAATAATGAAAAATTGATTGTAGCTATAATGAAAGGGGGTGCATAATGAAATTCTTTTTTGAAGTGGGTGAAGAAAAATATGAAATTCAAGCAAAAAATTTAGGTGCGGCACTTGAGTATATGAATCGAAATGTGATGGACAAAAAAGGCGCTACAAACTATGCTTGGTTTGATGAGCCAAACAAAAAAAATGCTTTTTATGCAGGTAATTATGGAGTTTGGGACTAAGGAGATAATGATGAAAACTGAATTTAAAGTAGTAGAAAAATTACCAGAGTTAGAAGAAATGCAAAAGTTTGTAGGTGGCTATGTCGAAAGACTTCCACTTCCAAATGGTGATGCAATGTATGTTAATGAAGAAGGAAGATTATTAGATCTTCCAGTTAATAAGATGGCTAGTGTGTTTTGGTACATCAACTGGAAGCAAAAAGAAAACATTGTTGGTAATGTTATTTATTGCCAAGAAAAAGATGAGTAAATTAAGGGAGAAAAAATCTCCCTTTTTTTTGCACAAAATGCTTGACAAATATTTTGTATTTGGTATTATATATATGTAGTGATAATTTTTTGAGGA